ACTTCCGAACGCGGCCATCCGGTCGTATGCCTGGGTCTCCGGTACCGAAAGAACCCGCTCACCCGGCTGCGCCCAGATCGGTACGGTGTCTGCCGGATCAAGTCCCGTCGGACGTACGATGCCGCCGTCCTTAAAGCCCTGACCCATTCCCCACAGCCACGGATGCTGCGCCATGAACTGCGTAAAGTTGTTGCCGCCCTCGAGGGGATCCTGCCCCTGCATGATCAGATTGTCGAACGCCGACTGCGCCGCCGCCAAATCCTGAACCTGATTCTGGCCCGGATCAGTCGGACCCGGATTCCAAATAAGAGCCGCAAGGAGCGCCGGGATTACCGCGTAGCCAGCAGCAGCACCGATCGCTCCGGCAGAGATACCGCCACCGGCCGCGCCAGCGGCTCCGGCTCCTCCGGCTCCTCCAGCTGCGGTACCGAAGATCGCGCCCATGATCGACGACATCGCTCGGCTGATCGCGTAATTCAACGCGGCCGACAGTACCGCCGCAGCCAGCTCACCAACTTTGCCCATCGGGCCGTCCTTACCGAAGATCTTCTGCATGCCGCGGTCGATCACCCCTTCAAGTTCGGTGACCCATCCGTGGACGACGTCCATGATCGCCGTCTGCATGAACGCGAAGTGACCCGTGGCTTTCGTCGTCTGTCCGTGAACCCGGTCCACGAAGTTGTCGTCCAGCTTGTCGATCGTCAGTCCGATCTCCCGCACCATGTCCGGCACGATCGAGTGGCCGACCACCTTCTCGTACATGTTGTTGAAGAACCCGGTCACCGAATCGATCTTGCCCTTGATGCCGTCTACGATATCGGTAAACTTGTCGATGAGCCAATGTTTCACGGCGTTGTATACGTTCGTCACAACCGTCGTAATCTGGTCCCAGTGTTTGAACGCGATGACCACCAGACCCACCGGGCCAGTCAACGCAAGCATCCAATCCGGCATCTTCAAGACAAGGTCGCGTACTTTGATCACCCCGTCGTGTAGGAAATTAAATACGCCGACCAGCTTGTCGTAGATCCAGTCCCGTGCCACGGTGTACACGCGTTCGACCACGGCACCAACGAGACGGCCGAACGCTTCGAACATTTCCCCGATCGACTGAAGCAATCCGATGATCGGGGTCAACACTGGCTCGAATTTATCCCAGAGCCATTCTTTCACCGCGGCATAGGCCTCGCCGACGACGCGTTTGATATCGTCACCCCACGTCATCCAGACCAAGCCCAAACCAACGACCGCCGCAACCACCAAACCGATCGGACCGGTCATCACCGCGAGGACCCCACCGAATGCTTCAACCGCCAGTGTGGCTCCGGGAATCCACGCCATCGCGGCTTCAGCCAATCCAAACGCACCAACGGCAGAAGCGAACTCCATGATCCACGCAACCGCGCCGCCAAGCGCGCCGAAGAGCGAGAGCAGTTGACCTAGGACCACAAGCGTGGGCCCGGCGACGGCAACGAGTGACAAGAATGCAATAACGCCGGTCTGCACCGGGCCGGGAAGTTCACTAAAGCCCTTGATGAGAGACACCACAACGTCAATGATCGGCTTGCTCGCTTCCAGCAACGCTTTGAAACTGGGAGCCAGACTATCGCCGAGCGCAATTGCCATTGTCTGCATTTCCGCCGTGAACTGCGACCACTTGAAGTTCGTGGTTTCTTTGAACTGCTTGAACGCGGCGTCGACGTTGCCAGTCCGCTCTTTGATATTCTCCAGGACGCCACTGACGTCCTTGCCCTGGGCTGTGAAGACACCCATGACGCCGGCCAACGCCCGGACGTTGCCGAACACACCGTCCAAGGCATCCTCGTTGCCTTTGAACAGCCCCATCAAGTCCATCATCGCCGCGGTGAGACCCTTTTCTTTCACCGCCGATTTGACGTCGTCGATGCTCGTGCCGAACTCTTTCAGTGTATCCTTGGCTTGCTTGCTGGGACCGAGGAGTGTCGTGATAATGCCACGCAGCGCCGTGACCGACTCGCCCGCGTCCACACCCAAGCGAGAGAACGTGGCGATAAAGCCGCCCAGCTCTTCGAATGAGATGCCCACCGTAGCGGCGATACCGACAACCCGACCGAGGACCCCGGCCAACTCGCCGACCTCAACGTTGCCTTCCTGAACCGTGGACAACATGATTTCCGTTGCCCGGGTGGCCGTGATGTTCTCGGACCCATACGCTTTCATGACACCGGTCAACAGCAGCGCGACTTCCTTGGCTTCGCCGAGGCCAATCGCAGCCGCGCGAGCCGACGCCGTCAGGACATCTTGCGCGTCCTTCGCACTCAATGCGGCCAGTGGAATCTTGACCATAGCTTCCGCCAAGGCCAGCGGCCCCTGCCCGGTCTCCGGAGCAAGGGCCATAATGGACGCACGAATGGCTTTGGCCTGTTCGACGGTCGCACCGGCAATGGTGGAAACCTTCGTCATTGCCGTTTCGAAGTCGGACCCAAACTTCAGTCCGGCCCCGGCCGCACCCACCAACGGCGCGGTCAATCCAATCGTCATCTTCGTGCCCAGCGCCGACATATCGTTGCCGAGCTGACGCAGCTGAGAGGATGACTCCGCCACAATCCCACGCACTGCTCCAGACATCTCGTCCTTGAGCCGGAGAACCGCGAGGATGTCGCCGATGGTGACGGTGGATGCCATAGTTGGGTTACGTCTGCTTCTTCTTACGTTTCTCGCGATCGAGTTTTACGAACTCGTACTCGTGTTCGAAGACCCACCGGATCAGCTCGTTGTTCAGCAATTCGTTCCGGAGCTCTTCTTTCTCTTTGCCTTCGCCTTGCGCGTCGTTCCACAACCGATACGCCTCCCGATACTGTCGGAGGAGTAGGATGTCGGGGACCAGCTCCAGTGGATCGTCCGAGATCAACCGAATGGCGCTGTATGGGTGGAGACCCGGAAACGCCGAACACACCTGCGAGACATAGTCTGCGAAGGGTGCCGTGCTTCCGGGTCGTCCATCAAGAGCCGCATGCAGCGCCCGCGTCAGTCCCGCTGCTGATCCTTCGTCTTCGTCTTCTTCGACATCTCGACGAGCCGAGTCGCGGCCCAGTCGGCGGTGTCCGAGTCCAGCTGTTCGATCGACTCCTTCTTGAAGTCCTTCTCGTACAGCGGTCCACGCCAATTGGCCACGCCCATCTCGAGCAGCGTACCGCGATCGTACGTGTTGAGCGGATTCTCCCGGCCTTCGTCGAGGTCGTCTCGCTTGACGGTCTGCAAGGCCGCCATGACTTCGCCACCGACGGCCCGCACACGCGGTGCACTGCGATCGGCCCGCGCATCGGCGGCCCGCTCCAACTGCTTCCACGTCAACTTACGAAGAAGGAACTCGTTGCCCTCTTCATGCGGGATCGGTTCCCAGTTTGTGATGTTATCAACCAACGCCATTGCTCTGCTCCTTGAGTAGGAAGGAGTGCCGGCCGAGCCTCATGCCCGACCGGCCCACTTCGTGAGATCGACGTGACTACGCCTCGGTCACGGTACCGGTCGGCTTGAGCGTGACCGCGTACTTGGTGATGGTGTTCCGTGCCGACGTGCGCGCGTACTTCGCGATGAGGGTCTCAACGGAGGTGATCTTGCTTCCACCCCACGTGATTGCCAGCGTTCTGGTGGATGCAGACGGCCCACTAGCCACCGCATTGAAGACCACGTCCGGCCCGGACGTTGCCGTATCGTCGAACATGCCGCCGAGCACGACATCGCTCATCTTCCGAATCCCGGTTGCGAGCGACTCCATCCACGAGTCGCCGAACGAAGTCGACTCTTCAATGATGGCCTCGACCTCAACCGAGTTGATGGTCTGGACGTAGTTCGACATGTCGGTCGGAGTGCCGCCGACGTTGTCGAAGTTGATGACCAGTGAATTGCTTCCGTATTTCGCCACAAGAGCTCCTTTTTACTGAACGCCCGGACTACCCGCGCGCTACGCCAACTGCATACGTGACCGACTGGCCCGTCCCCGACCCGGAGAACGCATAGCTGGTAGCCAGATACCGTGGAATCGTGCCCGCCACCGTCTTTCGTTCCGCGGTGCGAGCGGTGACCGCGGTGAACGAGACCAAGTCCGAGAAGGAGATGTTGTCCGTGCTCTTCCGAACTGTGATCACGACGTCGTCATACCCTCCCAGGGTGACGGCCGTCACCTGCAGATGGCACACCGCACCTGCTGCCGATGAAGCTGCATTGTCCACCGAGGTGCTCTCGGTGTTGCCTGAAGAGCCGGTGTCGGCCCCCAGGATATGTACGAGCACCCCTTCGTCCCGTGCGCCCGCACCGGTGAAGTGGGTGTTGAGTTTCGTAATCCCGCCCTTGGACGAGACGCGCTCCATCTTGCCCTGGAGTGCGGCTTGCCATCCAATGAACTTCCGTCCGAGGACGTTGCCGGCGTGCGCCAGCATCGCCACCCGCGTCGCGGCGATCGACGGCACCAGCGCCTCGACCGTCCGGAGGGCCTCATCGTCGTAGTAGCCCTTGATGCCGAGGTCGCATTTCTGGTGACCCGTCGCTTTCTCGGCACGCCATGCCACGCCAAGGCCGGTGGTCTCTTCGAAAATTGCTTCCGCAGATTCCTGCACTTCGGTTTGATCCGCCGTCAGGTCGAATCCGTCGACCAGCAAGAAGCCGACCGAGTCTGAACCGTACTTTGCCATGACTACGCTCCTCCGTCCGGGGTGTCAGCGCGTCGGACCAGGCCCTGGGCGAGCGCGTCGTCGAGATAGTTCTTCGGAATGTCGTCGACGCGATCGCCCACGTCGTGTGGATCGCACATTCCGCGTTGCGCCCACGGAAGGTTCTCCCCCGCACGCAGTCGATCCACGGTCGCCGGATCGGTTGGATACGTCAGTCCCGGCACCAACACCTCGTATGCGCCGGTTGACGCATTCTTCTTTGGAGGCTTCGTTCTCGTCTTGGCCATTATCTATCTCCTGGAAACTGAAATCCACATCGACCGCAGAACGTTTCTGACGGCCCACTTCCGAGCCCACCGGACGACTCACGACACGAGGGCGGCGCGTCACATTGCGGGCACCGACTCGTGGCCGAGATCCGCGCTTCTTGCTCTTCACGCGTACGATCGTCGATCAGCGGTTCGTGCGAATCAACCGGTAGTGCGATCAGCGGTTCGCTCATAGTTCAATCTCGAAACGAAAGTTCACCGCGACAATCGGTCGATCTTTCTTGTCCCGACCCATGCCGTAGGCCGGGGTGACCGCCACCGCGATCAAGTACTTCCACCCCGACGCCATCGTAGTCGCCGGTGTGATCTGATGGATCTTATCGATCGCCGACTGGATCAACGTACGGGCCGATACGTAATCTCTGATCGATCCCCGCACTTCGAGATGCACACGCGGCTTAATGAACTGGAGTCCCACACCCCCAAATTTCTGGACGCCCTCTTCCCCAGGATATTCGTACAGTGTGCCGACCAAGTCCGGAGATTCCGGACGCCGTCCCTTCGTCAGCTGACCCGACGAAAACACTGCCGGAGCGGCCGCGAGGTACGTTCCGAGGTCGTCCAACACCGAGACCATTACGACTTTGTCCGTTCCAGCACAATGCGGCGTGCCACCCGTTCGTGCATGAACGGAGCCGACTCCAATACGGTCGACTCCAGAAACTTCGCCTCACCCACGGGGTGATGCGCTTCGAGATCCTCGTGGACCGGGACGGCGTAGCCTACGGCCGCGTCGCCGAACGTGAGAT